CGTAGGGTGAAGTGGTCCCATAAAAGAATTGCGGTAGGCCCGTCAACGTATCCCAAATCAACTCTTGGTCAATGTACGGCTGATAATCGAAAGCAACCTTGAACCGGAGCTTGTGGGGTGTCCGGAAGTCACCGAGGACAGCTACACGATAAATTCGCTTGAATCCCTGCACGCCGGCAAGTTTGATCCAAGCAGTCTCAATAATGAGTGGGATCGATTGGTATTCGTCGAGGTAGTAGCCTTCTGACTCAAGGTAAACCTGACCACTGGGCTTCAGATGAGCGTACGTGCCAACCCACTGAGCTGCACAAACGCCGGTGTAGTTGGTCCAAGTGCCCCATGAGTTGAATAAGTAGTCATACAGCAAGGTGACCCCGGAACTGACCAGGAACCGGACTTGATTAACGTCTTCAACAAGGGTGGATGCGGTGATTTCCTGCCCATTGAACTTCTCAACTGGGGCCCCGATGTAGAGGGATTCGAGCGCCCGTGTGATGAGGTAAATGCCCTTTTGCGACTGAAACATGACCCCAAGGGACATCTCAACGACGGAGCGGTTATCGATGCACCCCACGTCAGTGGATACGAGCTGCATAGGGGTGAAAGAGTCTTGCTCACCGAGGGCATTCGGACCGTCACCAGAAATAATGAAAATCCTGGATTGCTCAAAGACAACAAGTTTGTCGTCCATTTCAGCAAGGGCCGTGATAACGCCTTCGGGCTTGATTCGCTGTCCTAAGCTGAATGAAACCCGGTCACCGTCGACAAACTTCTTACTGTACCAAAGTTGCCCGTCTTCAGTCCCCGCCAGCCATACGCGGTCCTTGGCTTCTAGGAGGATGGTCGACGATGGGCCGGCGTCGTTTTCTAGTTCACCACCTACTGTGTAGAGGATTTCATTTGATTCAATCGAATTGTCGTTGGAGTCATTGAACGCAATGAACCCGGTTGCCGGGTCGAGGGGGAATGATTGTTGGGTGCTAAAGAAAACATTCCCATTGGTGAGCGTTCTATAGACGACAAGTCTTGCGCTCTGACGATTCGGTGGGAATTTGTCGGTTAACAACGGGGTAGCGATTGACGAAAAATCTACGCCCCTAGGCCCGCCTAGGACATCTACTAAGACAATGGGTGATGGCGCAGACCTATCGATTTGTCCCTGGTTGTCTGTCCATTCATAAACGAATCGGTACCCATAGAGGCCGTCAACTAGGCCAGGCCCACCGAGTGGAGCAACAAGGGTAGGTTGCGCAATGTCTTCGGGAAATGTCAGAAAACCAAGCTCGGTAAAGCCATAGGCGTCATACGCCCGAATCACTCCACCCGACATCAGCGTATTGCGTCCTACTTGCTCGATGTCTGGCTTGTGGGTGGTGAAGTCTAGTGTGATCGCCGTGACACCAAGGGGAGTAAACACATTCCCGTCGATGCTCCTGAGGCGCCCCTTTTCAAGTCCAGGGAACAGCCAAATACCCGTTGAAAGCATTGGGACGCCCGGTGGTGGAGACGTCGAGGGAATGGTGGATTGTGACAGCCCATAAAGCCATCGGCCGAAGATTGTCGCTGTGATCCCGTCGATGGCGAAGTAGGAACCTTGCAAATCGGCCACGTGCGAGATCATGACGACGATACGTGTGCCCACAAAGAATGGCTTGCCAGCGAGAATGCCACCCGTCTTGAGCTGTACAGGGCCTGACAAAAGCGCCCCAGTTGGCCCCAGAGTGGTTCTGAATATCCTTGCTGATGCCAAGGGGCCGTTATTTACTTGGTCGAAATAGACTTCGATGTTCCCATCGGGATTCTGGACAGCAACAAGGCCAACTGCGCCGGTGGTCTGTAATGGAACCGCTGTGATGACTACATCGTTCAGAAGCAAAAACGCCGGGCTGAATGTAAGCGCCCGTATGCTAACGCCGTCAAGGTTCACCAACAGTACGATGTTGCCACTCAGGGGCATGTACCTCACACCAATGTGCGTAATTGTATTCGCACCACCAACTACTGCGATAATCGCTGCGGGGAATGTCCCCACGCCACCCACAAAACCGGTCGGGGTGACAAACGCCATGCGAAGGTTGTTAGCGTTGTCTCTCCAAGCCGCGATACCTGCCCTGCCATAAAGCCCGGTCTCGTCGACGTCATAGGTGCCCTCAAAGTTGGTGGCGTACGTCCCGATAGGTCCTACAGCATCAGGGCCGTCACATGAGACAACCATGGTCCGTAACAGCCCCGATATGTCTTCTTGAAAAAAGGTGACGATGTTCGTACCGACTGCGATTGCCCTAGGAACGTTGGCCGTGTTTGAGACATCTTCATCAGAATAATACTGAGCCCCGGTGATACGGTCCAAGGCTGTTGAACGAACCCCCCCACGGTTGTCTTCCCACGCGTAAAGGGTTGTATCGCCGCATGTAGCGACTGTGGCCTGTCCTTGCCCTTCACTGTTGCGCATGATTTGCGTCTTGCCCACGACCATCGAGCAATGGGGGCCTTTGTCTATCCAGGCGTTGCTGTTCACTGTGCGGGAATAGATTTCATCGTCGCTGAACAACAGCAATTCGCCATCAAAGAGACCGAGTGCTGTCCCTGAGGTGATGTCATCAGGCGTGGGGAAAATCGTCTTATTGATGCTCTGAAAGCCATTGCGCTTTTTAACGCTGCCCTTGCGAGTAAACACTCCATTTTCTAAGCGCGTCAGAAACGGCGCCTCAACCAATTTCTCATCGGTCTTTGTATCCAGACCTCCGACGAAATCGATACCTATGGTTTGTTTCTGTAGGGCCACCTAGTTTCTAGCTCCGTGGATTTGGTCGACGGCGATGTCAATTTCAATGGCCCCGACGGTGAGATTACCACCACCGCCCGTCTGAAAGGTCATGAACAACTCTTCGTCGATGCCCACGGCATAAGCAGGGAATGCCGGCACCGTGACAATTGACTGACCAACAGCGGCGGCGGAATAGAAAAACACATTTGTGGCAGCGACATTCAACCCCGTTGATTTGCTCCGAGCCTTAAGGCTTATCTGTGCGATTGTGTTGCCTTGGATGCGAAACCTTGCCGCTGTGATGACCGCCCCAAATGGCGCCGAGATTGGCATGTAAGCGATATTGGCGGCCCCAAGAAAAATCTGACCAAACCCGTCAACACCATTGGTCGCCCCTGTGGGGGAATAGAAATAAGTCTTTATGTCACCCCCAGCCCGGAAGTTTGTTGCATAGACTAGGCTCCAAATATTTGTAGCAAGCCCTAGTTGATGGGCCCCTGATACGTTCGGGATGACGGTACTGTTGAAAGCAGACGTGTCACCAAAGAGGCTGAGCCTGGTGACCGCCGGTTGTAGGACATTACCAGGGGCTCCACCCGCTGACACCGAGAATAGGATTGTTGACGCCCCTGCGCCCGTCGACTGGCCTGTTGTGATGAATACTGGGCCACCGACTGAATCAGTCCCAATAGCATTTCCGCCCTGTAGGCTTAATGCTCCACCGAAGTTATCCGCGCCTATAGCATTTCCGGCCCGGACCAAGGTGTTTGTCCCAGCGACTACGCTATCAGGAGCAACGAGGACTGTTTGAACGCCGGTTAATGACGTGTATCGCGGGGAGATCATCTCAAGACCGGCCGAAACTGTGCCTGTAGTCGAGGTAATGTCTCCGCCCCCGTTTGCGACGATATCACCTACAAGGGTAGTCACGCCGCCGAGATCAACAATCACATCGCCAACGGACACCCGAACATCGCCGGCCAGTGCGTTGATGTCCCCCGTGACAGCCGTGATATCCCCCGTCAACGCAATAATTGCGGCACCTGACGTGACCCCAGCAATTGTTGTTAGGGAGTTCGCAAAGATGTCGCCCGTGATGTTGGCGTCACCGTCAAGAAAAAGATTGTCCGCCGCGATGTCAGCCGTAACACCAGGGGCTTGGTTGAAAGAATACAGCTTGATGGCGTTGGTGTATCTGGCTTCGGCCGTGCTCCCGAGGGCTGCGTAATCGCCGACAAATCCACCGAGAAGCGTGGCGTTAAGCGAGTTGCCCAGAGTCAGTTGAATCGCCGTTCCAGCAGCGTTGTTGTAGTACATGTCGCCGTTGACGGTGTAGAACGTGTTGCGGTCTTGCGGGCCTGTGAGCGGGAGCACCTGAGTCTGGGTGCGGTACGAACGGGCATTCGTGATGTTGAAACCGTTCATATTCAGGTCGCCGTTAACCCGAAGTCCCGACGTGCTAATGGGTCCCCCCCTACCGGCACTGTGGTCATGCGCATCTATGACATAAAGCGCGTCATTGAGGTCTTGTGCCCACTGGGGGCCGGGTGTGACGCCGACGTCTGGGAGGTCGAGATTCATCAAGGGGGTAATCGGCATCAGAACACCCAAAAGCTAGCAGTGACGCCAGCGGTTGAAATCAGTTTGATAAAGCTTCCTGGAAATTGCTGCGTGGGCAGTTCGGAAATGCTCGACTCTTCGTTTTTGCGCACGATGATCCACCCACGGTAATCGCGTTGCAGCTTGTGCTCGATGTCTATCGGGGTGCCTGCGACCATGACGACATTCTCAACTAGGCGGCCATTTAAGATGGGTGTGCGTAGGATTTGGTCGACACTGTCCGAGAGATACCGGGCGACGGTCTCCAATTCTCGATTGCCTGGGGTCACAATCCTACGTGTGGCAAGTTGCAACGTCATTCGTAGTAATCCAGGATGTAACCTCGACTCGCCACGTCACTGATTCGCCATGGCTCCCCAGCATCTCGTGAATCGGCTGCTACCGTGATTCGGTTCATTATGCTGTCCTTGCGTGCCATCGCTGCGGTGACGTCTGATTCTTCTTTCATCAGCGCCTGAACAGCGGCATCAGCGACGGCGAAATCTTCCCACCCATTTGGGATCTGTTGGTCAACAAGGTCCGTGTCCAAGACAAGCGACGTGTACTGAGGGACGTACCTAAGAACGATCGTCGAGGTGGTTGGCTGCGGGATGAATCGGATCTCAGACCCGACAATTCGGTAATACAAGCTCCCAAGACCATTGAACACCAAGGCAGCGCTTGCCCGGTAGTAATTGCGTTGCTGAGGCATGTACCGAGGGACGCTATAAGTGAGACCACCCACCGTCGCGTCGACACCCTGAGCTTTGAGGAAATCCACCGGCAACGGGTAACTGCTCTGGGACGACGTTACGTTGTAGGTGAAATCTTTTTCGTAGTAGTCCTCAAAGCTGGTTACCAGGATGTCATGAAGCTCCGAGAGACCGTTGTTGATCCACTCGTTGAGTTCGTCGTCCGTCACAAACTGCGTTTTAAGCATATCTGCGGCGCGACGGGTCCTGATTCGCAAATCTGCAAGCGTCGTCTGGTTCGCCACGATATGCCTCCCACGCTACATCCGGTCTCTGGACTCCATGGCCATTTCGACCATCGCGTTTATGGACTCTTTCAGTGCTCTTGAGTCGCCGCTGCTGATGGCTTCTAGCATGTCCTTTGCCACGCCCTCGCCCACGTCATCATCGTCATCGTCGCCGGACTCCATATCAGCGCCCATTGACGGGCCACGCTTGTGGAGAATCGCCATCGCCAGGCCGTTGGTGCCTTTGTGCTCTTTTCCTAGGCCGCGCATGTCTTCCCTCTCGTCCATATCTCTCACGGGGACTCCTAGAATTTGGTTGAGCTGTCACGAACAACGAAAAGGAAGTTGATAACCCCGCTCTGGTTGTCGTTAGGCGCACCATCAGTTGCATTCGCGATGACGACACAGCCTTGATAGTTGCCAACTGGGCATGTCTTTGGGATCAGTATAGCAGTCTGCGAGTCACTTTCGAAACTCGGGATAAAAGCTAAGATCTCACGAAACTTGTCTCTCAGGGTGATGAAATACTCTGCACTACCACCGCCGACATCCGTCACAGTGAAGCTGTATCCATCTGCGGGCAAAACACTCTCAGGAAGAACCGAACCAGCGTCCAACTCGAATTTGCCAGCGATGAGCACTATCCCCGTCCCGTATGCTGTTGGGAAATTCAGATTACGCGATCCCATTAGGTCTCCTAAAACTTTGTGCTGCTGTTGCGAACGACAAACAGTCCGTTGAAGCTCGCGTTGTAATATTCAGGAGTGAACACGCCCGCTGTGTTCCTGTACATGTCGATACCTACACCCCATTTTCCATCGAAATCGAAGGTGCTACCAGCATACAGGGCATAAAGCTCAGGGTCAGACTGTCCGGCCTGCATCGTCACAGAAAGCAGTTCTTTGTAGGTGTCTACTAGAAAGACCTGCACTCTGTTTGGCTGGCCTGGTCCCCCCGAGGGGCTGATGAGGACCCGGAAACTGTATTCGTCTGGCGGGTGAGTCTCTGAAGGTAACAGTTCAGCCGTCGCACCACCGCCCGTTGCTAGCAGAAAGAAGCTAAACGGGACGTATACAACACCGCTTCCGTACGATTGTGGGAAATTTAGGTTTCGCGATGCCATTAGAATTTCACCGAGCTGTTGCGCATCGTGATGAGTCCGTACACGTCGCCCACGGCGTCTACATCCATCTGCTGTGCATTTGCGTCGAGTACATACGTCTTCAAAATAAAGATCTGCCGCGCCTCGGGAGCGAACTGGATCCCATCAAGCTTCAGATACGAATCAATACCCTGGTCATCGAACCAAGTAAGTTGGATCCCAAGGAATTCATTGAAGTTGTCCACCATGCGGACGCGGATAGAGCCGAGACCAATCAGATCGGCGACGACTGAGAACCCATCCGCCGGAAACTGCTCAACGATTCTACGCGTTGGAACATTGACGACCCGAAACTTGAACGGGATATGGATAACGCTCGTGCCGTATGATTGCAGGAAATTGAAATTGCGCGATGCCATCCTATCCCCCTAGAACTTTACGCTGCTGTTGCGCAGAAATATGCTCATGTAGATCTTACTGGAGGCATATCTCTGCTGATAAGCACCAGCAACGAGGGTGTACTGTCGCAAACCAAACCGCCATCGGCCATTAGCCAAATGGGTTATTGACTCAAGGTCCAACTTGTCACCGCCGCCGGACGTACTCGAGTCGCTGGTTACGGTAAGCAGTTCGGGAAAGGCGTCTTTCGTAGTCACAGTGATCGCGCCAGATGCGACACCCAGTGTCGTTACGTTATAGCTGAAGTCGTCACTAGGCACCTGGTCCAACACGTCTACGTCATCAAATGGCGGAAGGCCGATACCTTGGACCCGAAAGCTTAGAGGCAGGATGATCATACCCGTTCCGTAACTTTGCGGGAAATTAAAATTTCTAGATGCCATAGTTCACCCGATGTTTCACTAGATAGGTAACGCTAAGTACAGTACAGGGCTCCCAAGTTAACGACGTCGACTTGAGAGCCCTATACCGGTACAGCTACAACTACAACTACAACTACTACGGCAAGGTTACCTTACGACAACTGTACACGGCAGTTAAAGCCAGGGCCCGTGCAGCCAAGATTACCATAAAAACCCACGCGGCACTCATAACTATCTGCAAAGGTTTCACGAAGTATTCTGTTGTTATCTAGGGTAAGCAGCTGAGTAGCTGATCCCAAAGTACAGAGCTTCCAAGTGTCCATTTGCAGCAACCAAGCGGTGTCAGACTGTACAGTATTGTCAGCAACCACTTGGATAGGACCCGCATCGCCATCAATGACAACCGACCGGAACCCGATATGCGCCGCATCAAAGGATTTCACGCGGTCATAGATGACTTTAGCGCCGAGTTCGTTGATGAGGTCACGCATCTTGATGTTGTTGATAAAGGCATGGCTGATAACCGCACCTTCCCGAGCGGCCAGTGACTGACCACCGATCAAGCTCTCCTGTATCGTTAGGCCAACTCCTGAGAACCGTTGCCCGTACAGTCTGGTATCAATTGCACGGTCGACATTGAAATAAAGCTGGCCCAATACTGGGGGTGTAGGTGGGATCCAACCCTCAACCCCGGAAAGAACAGCCCCAAAATCTCCGTTACGGAAGGCAAAATCGTTGATGGCTGCGGTAGGGATACCAACGTTCCAGTTCTGATCAGCCGTCAAGGTCCCTGCATTACGGTCAATCGCAGCAATGGTCACGAACCCAGGGCGAACAACACCCGTAGTTCCGTCCGTTGCTGACAATTGAACCTGCATACCTACTTCATAGTTTACGATCTCGGTAATATCTGTGAGAGTAATGGTAGCTACGTTGATTGCGGTGGCCACCCGGCCAATTGACCCACCACCGTTGCGAAACAGATCACTAGCAAGAGACCGTGCAAGGGCTTTCATCGCCCCGTCGACCTGTACCGACACACCAGACAAGAATGAGAAGGCATCGTTCTTAGAAGCCAACGCAGCTTCTCCGGTGACCGATGCAATGCTGTATTTCTTGGCACGTGTGAGAAGGAAGTCTTCAATTCTGGCAGACGTTCGCGAACCTTGGGCAACCGAGAAATCGGAAGATACACCCTGAGGTTGCGTAACAGTGTTTACAAGCGGGAGGTTTCTACCTCCAAAACCCGTAAATTTAGGCACCATAGCCAAAAAGGGGTTTCGCTCGTAGGTAAGGTCTAAAACTCTCTTTACTCCGTAGAGTTGTTTAAGTGCGCCGTCTAAACTGGTTGTTGATAATGAGGACATACCCGCTCCGTTGCGGGCGCTTTGTCAAAATTAGGACGCCCGCTCAATTTGTTGGGCAAGCAATCGTAGAGCACTGTAGGTATCCATTGTGGACAAATCTACAGGCTCGGTTCCCCCAGTCATCGCATTGGTTAGCGTGGGAGTACTCGATTTGCTTGCGGCAATACCGTTGTTTGATTGTGCGGGTGATGCTTTTTGCCCTGCGAGGCGACTTTGAAGCTTTTTTGCCGTGATGAGTCTATCTACTCTTGACTCTAACTCTTTTTCTATCATATCGGCGGCGTCTTTTATGGTCAAGTCTGAGCCCGTTTCCTGGAAATGGAGGGCTATTAGGTTCAGAATCTCATCCCCAGCATCGTGGATCCGAGTTAGCTCGTAGTTATCATCTGTCAGTAGCTCGGTGATCTCAGATTTGGCGTTGTTGATGATTTGCTGATGCTGCGAGCGGGTGGATGTCTCTTGGAGGCGCTGGTTTTCCTCCCTGAGGGCTTTGATTTCCTCACGAACCTCACGGATTGCTTCATCTGGGGATGGTTTGCCGTCATTGAGTTTGCGCTGAGTAAATTCCGAGTAGATGTTGGGGTTCTTGGACTCAAGATAGGCCAAGGGATCCTTTTGCATCAGCTCCATTTCTTCACGAAGCTTGGCCATCTCGGCCTGTCCGGTTTTGAGCTGTGTTCGCTCATTCTCCAAGGCGCGTTGCTTACGCATCATCTGAGCAATGGCCTTAGCTTTCGCTGTAGCAGTTGCGACGGCTGGGGCTGGTTTCTCATCAATCACTGGGGCTGTGGCCGATTCTACGGGTTCCTCAGCGGCCGGCGCATCAGGTGGGGGGTTGTGGTACGACTGGTGATTCTGGCCCACTGGTATGTCTTGGAGAAGTTTAGCGGCCGCAGCAACGGGGTCACCTACCGGGTCACTGGCCATTCGGGCTTGGAATTCATCGGGCGTATAAGCTTCACTGTTGGATCCAGAAATCATAGAGGGGCCTCCTGAGGGGGTTGTGGTGCTGCCTGACCTTCAAGTTGTGCGAGCTGTTGCTCAATGGGCGGTGGCGGCGGTTGGGCTAGCTGCTGAGCCTGTGTCACTTGGTCGATTTGCGCTTGTTGCGCCATGGCTGCCAGCTCTTTGAGGATTGCATCAGTGTCTGTGATGTATTGGCGCAAAAGCTCTAAGCGTTCCTCAGGGACGTCATTGAGTTGGGCTCGCAACAAGGCAAAGGTCACCATGCGCAAATTCAGCTCAAGATTCGAATGGGGATCGGGTGGCAGATAGCGGCCTTTCTCCACCATTGTCTCGATTACCAGCTCTGCATACTGAATCGGGGAATTCCTCAGGGACGTGATGGATTCTAGATCGGGGTAGTCAAGCAGCTGCGAAACCTCATCGCTGGTGAGCACCCCAACTTCCACCATCTGCGCGATTTGCTCCCATTTACCCGCTGGTGTCTGAGGCAAGAACGCCGTGGGATACACTTGCAGAATGAACTTGTCTCGATCCATGTCGATCTCCGACCAATTCACCAAGTCCATTTTCCGCCCAGATGACGTAACCACGGCGTATGAGCCATCCCGTTCATAAATCTTCTTCGCAAGCGCGATCTGCTGGTCGGCGATGTCCAAATAAAATTCGTCGAGGTCCTTTTCAACGAGGGAAAAGCGAATGCTCTGAATATCCGAGAACTCCAACAACGCCTTGCCAGAATTTAAACCCGCTGGTTTCTTACCCGTGGCCGCCAATTCACTGACCCCGGACTGCTCAAATGCCCGCTGATACAGTCGGTCAAGATGGGCGAAGTACTCCGGGCTTACGGCCTGAACTGTCGCAAATATGGGTTGCTGTCCTACGTACTCTATTACTCCCCAGTCTTCGTTAGAAAGATGGCTCTTAACTATCTTACTCCCCTTGTGAATGAACACGTGGGACGTCGCCAGGCGCATTAGGGTCTGTATTTTCCTGAGTATCAAATTAATTTCCAGCTGAATACCTTGGAGATTATCCGCAAGCCCCGCACCCCAGAAGCCAATTCTCCGGCGACCCCAGCGGATGAACGACAAGCCGAAGTGACCCAGATCCCAAGGCTCATCAAACAAGACGCCACTGCTTACAGCGATTGTATGCCGACCGTCTGTTGCCCCTGGTTTGCACGGTAGGTGCCACGCCTCGATGATGGTCCCCAGGTCTGAAAGCGACTGTGAGGGGTCTATGTCCGCGTTGTCGATGATCCCGCAGTCGTCGATGATGCCCTTGAACTTCGCTTCGGGGAATGAGCCCCTGATGACGTCCTTGGGGATGGTGCGTACCTGGAACATCTGACGCGGGTTCCCATATATTGCCTCTTGGTCATCAATCCGCAGCTCGTTGATGAACACCCGCTCACAAATGATTCGCCCGTCGATCTCGTAGTTCTTAACGATACCAGTGCCGGTGATCCCTGAGTCTGTTAGGGCCTCCTGTCCGGCGTCATACACATTCGAGATATTAAACTGGCCCATCATGAACTGATTCAAACGTTTGGCCTTCTTCTGTTGAGAGAAATCCCCCTGGAAGGTCAACGCGAATGGCCTGGTACGCCGGTTCCCAATGCGATTCACTGCGGCATCGACGACCGACCTAACCACATTCAAGGTCATCTTGTTGGGTCGCTGTCCAAACTGGCCCATCTCTGGCTTTGAATAGGTCCCCGAAGAGAACCCCAATGCTTCATGGTCGCTGTACAGCCTAAGAGCCCGTAAATTCCTCTCCCGGTTGTATGGCTGTTGGTTGTCGAGAAAATCCACCGCCGAAAAGATTCTCTCGGCCAAGTTGTCTTTTGTCGTGCGCCACCAAGGGGTGCGGTCAACGGTCGTAAGGCTGTAGTTTGCAATGCTTGTCATTTAAAAACTCGCAGAATGGTAAAGCACGTCTTTGTATTCACTGGGCGATAGGTCACCCGCACGGTCAAGAATGGCTTGCAGATCCTCAGGGGTCGATACGGCGTCTGATGCCTGTGGCTCCCTCGGTATGAATTCAGCCGAAAAGTCACCATATGTGACCGATTTTATGTTGTATTGGCTGCAATAGTCCAACAAACGCTTAATCTCTTTGAGCTTCGTCATAGGTACTCCCACCATTGGTAATCTTCCGATTGTGATTGCTTCCACTTTTGTTCCGCGAATTTTTCCAACTGGTCTTCCTGCATTCGGAGCATTCCACCCTCGCCTTCATAGGGACCATCAACGGGCTCATCGGCAAGGTAGTGTTTGGCGTGCCGATAGCAGTACAAAGCCGCATCAGCTATGTGGTTCTCGCATCGAACATCCTCAGACCGCACACCGCCGGCGTTCAATTGCCAGATGAGATTGCCGTATTCCTCTATTAACTCTTGGCCGGTCTCCTCACAGAGCTTGATGTGACCCATCACAAAGTCGTCATTCATGATGCCAATGAAGTCATACTTGCCGCGCTTGATGGCCGCTTCAAAGGGGATGGCAAACCTGGCTCGCATATCTTCAACGGCCTGCTTACTAGCGTCATCCACGACAACGTGAGCCACCGCGTAAGACTCCATGTAGCCGTTTATCTTGGCTGCTACTTCGGACAACAAGGCGTATTGCTTCTTCCAGACGTCGACGATGTAGAAGTGGGGCGACGTGTCACTGTAGGCACCAAGAACGATTGCCGTGGGGTCTTCCCAACCCAGATCCACACCCAAGATGTAGGTGAACTCGCCCTGAGGAAGCTCGGTATACAGATTTCTAGATGGGTTGAATTTATAAACGCTGTTTTCGTCATCGATCACCCACTCGCCCAAGTAGTGCCGACGAAATCCTGGGGTCTGGTCTATGTGAGGATTAAGCGCCCGGAGCTGTGCAACCTCATCGGTCCAGTTGTGAACCATATATGGGTTATCGTAGGTGTTCCATCTGTGAATTGACCACCCGGCTTCTGTCCCAGTAGTAATATCGAAAAATAATCCCGCGCTAAGAGTCCCTGGGGTACCAATAAGTACAATTGTTCCGGCGTAATCTACGAGGGTTGGCTTCAAAACTTCATAAACCATCGTGCGGATGTAGGGCTTGAATGACGCACACTCATCAATCGCAATGAGCTTGTTGGCCTGCCCCAAGAGGCGTTGCATCTGTTCTTCATTGGCATCGGCACCAGACAACTTGATGGTCGACCCGTTGGGCAGCGTAATCGTGAGATCCGTGTGATGAAAGCGTGCTCCGATATCGAGAAATTTGTTCACCTTGTTCATCAGCGGCCACATGATGGCTTTGGCTGACGGTCTGGTGAGCGCAAGATACAGACATTGCACGCCTGGATTCTCATAGGCCTCTTTGAAGAGGTAGCAAGCTATACCGAACGATTTGCCAGCACGGCGCGTACAAAGTGCAGCCTTCTGCCTTGACGGGTCCCTGATGAACGCAGCTTGTGCAGGGAATTCCTCATCAATGAACTGCGGTGGCGGGCGTTCCGTGGCATCGTGGGCGGCCAGAAACTCGGTCAGCTGCCTTTGTAGAACCTTACGTGTGGTCACGTCCTAATCTACGATTTCTTGAGTGGTGGGCGGCCACGGCGAGGGGCATTTGCGTCACCATCATCAGCGCCGGACTCTTCTTCGTAATCCTTCGGCACAAGCTGCACACAGGTACTCACATGCATCCACCGGCATTCCTTGCGCTTGGAGTCGGTGACTTTCACCCAGTCGCCATCAAGGACAATGGACAAATGAGCCATGGAGGCCTGAGCGGTGGTCACGGTTCTGTGTCTGGCCCCAGCGATTAGCGGTGCAAAGGCAAATTCTGCAAGTAGTAGATCCATGGTTCATCCCCATTCCAAAAGTGAAGGCTTGTACTGCCATAAAGGTATAAATCTCTCGGCACTGGCGGTCCAAAATGTGCAACGAATGGGCGCCGTGAGTCCCAAATCGTCAATGAGTCTTGCCGTCAGACCGCATCTCCGACTGTGTCGCTTTACATAAATGAAATCCAAAAAGTGCTTGGTGCCGCAGACCCACCCGACAATGTGCGCCGGTTCGTCTTTGAAACACGCAACACGCACGTCGTGACTGGCCAGGATACGCCAAATAACCGACTCCAAGCGGCTATAGAACGCGTTACTAGGGATGAACCGGTAACACGGCGCGGCCCGCAACGAGCGCATCCAGGTTGCCAGAATGAAATTCCTGTCGTCTTCAGTGAATGCGCGGATTACGTATGGGTCAAGCACAAGACCATCAGTCATGAACGCCTTGGTTCAGCTGGGTTTCGTCGACGGGTTCGGGTTCGGGTTCGGGCTCGGGTTCGGGCTCGGGCTCAGACTCAGCACCAAGGGCAACGAGGGCGGCGGAAGCGGAATTCAGACCAGCGATGGTGTCTTTGACGGCCTTGATGCGCTCCAGAAGGAGGTCATTTTGCGCCATGGCGTTCCCGAGTTGGGTACACGCTTCACTGTATTTTGTCTTGAGACTTGTCTGAGCTAGATCGAGTGTCTTTTGTCGACTTACGGATAATGGCATTTACGCGCTCCACTGTTTCTTGGATTTCATGGTCCAGAGAATCTTTGGGCTTTCCGTATAAGTACAAAAAAGCCACCTGTAGAGCCTTTAACCTTACATAGTCTTTGCCATCAAGAGCTAAATCTATGAGTCCCTTAATAAGGGCGGCCTCATTGCGCTTGAGAAGTGACCGAAGCCGGTTATGGGGTCGGCCTTTCGGGTTGCCAGAGACACCCTTCTTAAAGGTCCCCTTTGACGTCCGATTCTCCCGAACAATGGTGGCCATCCCGAGCATTTGGGCCATCTCTGCGTTCGGAGCTTCGTAGGATTGGATGGGCTTGCCGTTGCCGCTGTCACCAGACATTTTGCTTATCCCTTAAGGTTGGTTGAACAACATTAACAGCTCAACAGTCCCATCACCGGAGCCCGTAGCGGCGTCTGATAGGCCAATTCTGATGAACGAGCCGGGTTCAAACTCACCAGGGATGATAGCGAACTGCCCCGGCCAGAGTGGAACCGCATTGATGGTCACAACACCCGTGGTCTGCCATTGGAGCGTGACAAAGTTGCTCGCCTTGAGGACTCGGATCGCCAAGAGGGTGATGGGTGGCTCAAGATTGACGGGCTGTAGGTACCCAGCGGTGTTGATGAGCCTGACAGTCTGTTGTCGGTATGCTGTGTACGGAACCTTGTACGGGGAGCGCACGTCAACAGTGGTCGGGTTGGTTGTCGGCTGAATCACCGCTTGAGAGAATTTAAACCAGGCGTCTATATCGGCATTGCGGAGAATCATGACACGTCTCCTCCGAAGGCGATGATTTCAACATCAAATGGTGCCCCTGTCACGGGTGA